AAGACAGTCACTCCAAGCCCCTTGGGGTAGAGAGTGTGCTGGCATATCTGTGATTAGACCCACAGATGAGAAGTCAATCTCTGGGGTTATTTGAAATGGCATTAGAGCCTCCTTATTTACGAGCTACGATGCTCTGTCCAAAATACATACCGACTACTGACATGATTGCATGTGGTAGCCAGACTGGTGTCACCATACCTTTCAAAGATACGTACTCTGTCACAGTGTTTGTGAAGTCAAAGAACAGTACCTTAAAGCCTGTTGTTACATCTATAGGTACTACTGTACTGAAACCTAAGATAGGTGCAAGTAGTATGAACATAGCCATGCTCATGAATGAGATTACAAGGAACCTGCGTATCCATTGGGCATTAGGGTTCTGGTGAGCCCTTGCAGCATTGACGCTGTTCTCAGACGCATCGAACCTAGCCATTAGCTGTTTCTGTTGCTCCGCTTTATCTGCCTGAGCCTGAGCCCACATCTTCATTCCAGCGCCACCTAAGGTGCTGCCCATCATGGTGACAGCTTCCATTGGTAATCCAAACATATTGTTACCTCTCCTTCTTACAATTCCTACATACCCTCGAGCCCTTGGCTACGTTGTATGAGTTACATATGGTACATCGTGGGGTCATTATTGTTTACCCATTATGTACGCACCTAGGCCACCAAGGAGTGCTGCCAGTGCTAATGCACCTGCTGCCATACCTTTGCCTTTGGCTAACTGAATCTCTTGTTCAGCCAGTCTTTTGTTTAGTTGATCCACAGATACAGTAAGTACCTCTAGATCTTTAGTTAGTTGAGTTACTGCGTGTACTAATTGTCCAGCTTCGAAGTCCGGCATTCCTGACATCATTGTAACTCCTTTTAGTTGGCTAGTGGATTATCCAGAGCTCTTTGCAACTTCTTGTTTAGCCTTGTTTCAAGGTCCGTGATCTTACGTTCCACATCCTCACGGATAGTGTCAGACTTCTGTACATAGTCCTTCTGTAGCTGGTCTCTCTTGCTTTCAAATCGTCCTTCAGCAGTGTCTATTGTGGCTCTTACATCTGTTTCAACAGCTGAGATATCGTCTTCAACCTTGTCAATGATCTTCTCTTGCCTATTGATATCTTCCCTTAGGGAGGTCTTAAGGTCTCTTACAGTTATATACTGCCCTTCTGAGGTGTCTTTAAGTAGGACCATCTCTTTATCTATAACAGCAAACTTACCCTCCATGACAGCTATACGCTTATCATAGTCTGAGAGGTCTGGTGTGACAAACTCGTTAATCCTTGCCTCCATACTTAGGTATCTCTGGTAGGCTTCAAAGCCACCCCACAACCCACCTACGATTGTACCTATCAGTGGGACTATCAAGAGCAGCTTACTGCCCCCTAGCTTGACGCCACCATATTCTATCTCTGCCATATCACCCCTCCAGCTGTAGCCTTCTTAGGGCATTTAGTTCAGTTTCTAACTTCATTATCTCAAGACGCTTCTTGTTAAGCTCCAGTAAGTACAACGTGTTGCAGTTGATTCTTTCCTTGGGGGCATTAAGAGGCATTATGATTCTGGCAAAGATACCAATATCCTTAGACTGCGGAGTAGGGTCACCGGAGTCAAAGATGCTTGTAGCATTGTTGATGATACCTGTTACTCCGAACTCTAAGTTTATCGTACCACCTATAGCATTTGAGCAGTCTAAGTCACCAGTCTTAAACTTATCTGACTGGTAACTTGAGTTGCTGCTTGGTAGTTGCAGAGAAAGCGAGTTACTTGCAAGTACAGGTGTGCACATTAAGAGTGTCACCAATAGTAGTCTTTTCATAACTTTATCCTCGAACATATCTTAGATGTTACAGTAGTCCCCAGCTTCAGCTTTGACTGAGAGCATATGTACTCAACAGACCTTAAGGCATCGTTGTTTACATAAACATCAAAGGTGATGGTGTCCAAGTACTTCATAGGTATTACCTTGTACTGAGACACAAAGGGCACTGGCTCCCAATCATCAGTGAACACCCCGACCTCATAGTAAGCTACATCTGTTCTCTTGTTGAATAGATTCATTGTAGTCACTGAGATACCCGGAATGAACGACAGTTCAAACTTAGGGTATGTGGGTGTCATCTGATGTGAATACACAGTAGTGCTTAGTGTAACCAATATGAAAGACAAGAGTACTCTCAGGTTACTTCGCAATGCACTCAGCTAAGATGATGGCTGTGTAGCTGCCTCCGGGAAATGATTTAGTTCCACCATAGACTGCGGTAGCCTCTGAGGAGAACCATGTGGATCCTGCAAGAGTCAGGTCAAACTGAGTAGTAGAACCGTAAGTTACCTTACCGGTCTCGTACGCAGCCATACCAGCATCTGAGGTCTTAGTCACTGCTGTTGAGCCAGTCCAGACTACTGCGTCTGACAGTGCTGGTGAAGAGCTGAATGCTGTAGGTGTTGTCACCTTGGCAAGATAAGCATCTGCAAGGGTAACATCATAGCGTACGATAGGTACAACACCACCGTCAGCGGAAGCTGTACTTAGCTTGCTTGGTAACGGGTTACCGAACACACCATTGGTGTCTGTTACGATAAGGCATCGGGTTTGTACATTGCCCACGATAGGGGTCTCCCCTGCGTACGCTGGTGAACAGGATGCAAGCAGAGCACCTGCTATTAGTAATTTCTTCATGTGTTACTCCTTCGGTTTATACTGCATACCTACCATCTGGGTATGTAATAGTTGTTGTGCCAGACCTGCCCTCGCACCTTTCTTATTGTCTGGTAAGTTACCACCATCCAAGACTACTGTCTCTTCATACACACCACCTGCTAACTTCTTATCGTAGTAGGTGTTCATAGTCCCAGCATGAGTCATAGCGTACATCAAGAGGTTCTGTGAGACCACATTGGCAGATAAGACTGAATCGTCTACACTGCTGAGGATCTTCTCAAGCATCTCTTTCTCTTCATCTGCCTCTTCTTCATCGGTGTCTTCTTCCAGATCTACTTCCTCGTCCAGTACATCTGTGATGTTCTTGTCGCTTAAAGAATCATAAGCTTCAATGGTTTGGTTGTTCATCATCCCAAGGACTGCATCGGTATATCCGGGACATGAGGGGTCAGACATTGGTGTCAGGCAGTCGTTGTTATACTTGTAACTGTATATGACATTAGCATCCTTGACGGAGCCTGTACCTTCAACATCTATGGAACCATCACCCCAGAGTTCTATGGGTGAGTTATCCACAAGGAACCCTCGGGTTATCGGGATACCCCCGGGTAACCCAGACCAGTCATCAGAACTCTCGAAGATGTAGCCTCCACCAATCTTCTTGTTTCTGACATAGACCACCATATCATCTTCAGTATTCTTAACTGGGGTGTATTGATAGTACACTCCGTTAATCCTGAGACCTCTGGTATTACTGGGTCCGATGTTCATACCCCAAGTGTGTCCAGTTCCTGCCATGTCACCCGAGATACCATAGAGATACTCAGAGTGTACCTGAGAGCTCACCAGAGCCGCTGTGAGAGCGATTAAGATTAATCTCATAGCAACAGTAGGAGTCCAAGTAGAGAGCCTCCAAGGCCGAATAAGAACTTCTCAGTCCCGTCCTCTTCCATAGCCTCTGCTTTGGGTACTTTAGCTTCATCGTTTTCCCATGCTATCTTAGCGTCAGCACCGATGATCCCGTTGTACGGGCATGGTGTACCTGCCATCAGCATAGCATCGAAGACCCTGAGGTCCTGACATAACACTGACACTGCAGCTACTTTCATACCCATGTCGTATAAGGTCTTAGCGTTCTTCAATCGTTCACAGTTAAGGTCACGAGTTGTAGTACCTGCTGAGATACCTAGGATCTGTGTCTGCACTGCACCTGCCACCCCAACTGTACATGAGTCAGAGTTACTACCACCTAATGAGGGGGAGATAGCAGATGGTGGTGGGGACTTTAGTGTTGTAGTTACACTGCCTGTCGTGTGAACTGTACTTTTAGTAGTGGAGTCAGTCACGATAGGTTCAGCCATAGCCAGTGTAGGTATTAATAAGACTAACCATATCGCCCTACGCATTAGGCTACTTCAGCTTCAGCAGGCTGTTCAGCAAGCTCAGCTTCAAGTGTTTGTTCAAATACTGATTGTGCAGCAGCAAGTTGTTGTTGCTTCATGGATAAGTCGGCCATCTGGTTACGTAACGACAAAAGTTGCTGGTACGATACTTTAGCCTTCTCAGACAGGTCATCGAATACATAACTACTGTCGTTAATCATTACTACGTTACTTTCGCTCATATTATTACTTCCTATTCTGGGTTTATTTCAGCTTCTTCTGAAGGAGCAGCAATAGCACCTACACAGATTTTGTTGTGTACACCCATTGCTACTTCTGATAAGCGTTGCTCAATGGCAGCATCATCTTCACAGCCTACGGTGTTTACATTACGGTCATGCGTGATACCTGTGGTTCCACATGTAAATGTTACAGAGACTGAGTCAGCACTAGCTTCCTCAGTTTCATTAGTCACCCATGTTACTAGGTGAGCTGGGGTTACTTCTACTTCTACTTCAATTGCTGCTTCAGTCATAATTGACTCCTTGTTTTAAAATATTATACGATAGCTGAACGAGCTTCTGCACGAGCCGTTAAGATGTCTTGGGGTATATCTGCACCTGTCTCTTGGTTACGGATTACATACCAATCAGTTTGATTAAGGAAAGCCAGAGGGTCTAATGACTCCTCCCCATCTATAGCATGCACTGGTAGCGGGGAGTGCGTAAACGTGCCTCCTTCAGACCAGAGATACTCATGATAATTCTCTTCATCAACACCTGTGTACTCAAGAGTTTCTACTACATTGTTATCGTTTTCTAAATCATAAGAACCTTCTAGTAAGCCCCAAGAAAGTATACGACCATCTGTTACATCAATTTGAATAATCATATTTGTAACCCCTAAAGCTTTCGCCATTTTATAGTAGCTCCAGCATAGCCAGAGCCACTGTTAACCGAATAATATGTAGTGTTAAGACGCGGAGTTCCGTTAGCCCAAAATAGGCCACCAGTTGGGCCAGTCTCAATGGGCATATTATTGTAAGGAAACTGTGTCTTTGTTTTCCAGCCTTCAACATAGGATAGGGTTTGATTACCTTTGGTAAAGTTAGAAAAGTAGTACCAGCCACTACCGCCATTACCCAAATAAGTTCCATTACTACCTGAGCTAGTAGTCGTCGTCATTGAACTAACCGCAGGCAAACCTGAGGCTGCTGATGTTTGTATTGTGTTGTCAGGGAATTGAACCCCTGTACTAACTAATGTTACTGCCATATTATATCCCCTCTCTTTCAGACATACTAATCCAGCCTGTTGCTATATATTTTCTTTGACTATAAACAGGGTTTCCCCTATGCGTATGTGTCCATGCAGCAGGGAATATAACCATTGTCCCCTTTTTAGGCTGTATCTTAAGACCTTGTTCAAGAAGCTCAGTTGTACCTTCACCTTCAACAACATCGTTAAGGTATACTGTGTACACTAATTCCCTAAGAGAATACTCTTGCAACCCACGTTCAGAGTGAAAGGTATGAAAGCCACCTTTAGGTCTAGTTTCTTGTACTTTAACGTTCTTTAAGTAAAGATTTCTAGGAGCTAAAGAAGGATGCTCGTCAATGTACTCACGCAATTTTACTATTGCAACATCCATAAACTCAGAAGTTAAATCACCATCCTCTATATCTAAAAAGAAGCTTATGTCCTTACGTTCAGGGTTAGTGTCTTGGCCTAATTGAGGCCCAGTTATAGAGTTTTTCTGTAGCTTTAAATGTTTTTCAATAATTCGGTCGCAAAGGTCATCAGGTATAGCCTTTTCATAAAGACTTACAAAGTTACTCATTTTATTTCCTTTAATCTAAGTTTGAGTTCATCTATCTGAGTCTGTTGTTCCTTGATGGCTTCGATTAGTAGCCCAACCATGTTGCCATAAGCTACGGATAGATGCCCATTTTCTGGGTCAGTAACTACCGCTTCAGGTAGCTCCTTCTGCACCTCTTGTGCAATAACACCCGTCTGTACAAGGCCTTTATGTTTACCGTCAGTTCGAGTGAATGTATAACCATTCAACCTGCATACCTTACTAAGTGAGTTAGGTATATGTACGATATCAGTCTTTACCCGTCTATCTGAGTAAGCAGTGATGTTAGACGCAGAGTACACTTGGTCGTAAAAGTAGAACCCTGATGTAGCTGTTGTATTGAAGTGACACCATGTACTATTCAGTGAGCCGAAGTCTAATGTTTTACCTGAGCTAACGACCTTGATAGGGTTGTTGAATGTAGTTGCACCAGTAACCGTACCACCAGTTTTAAGTAGGTAGGCGCTACCTTGCTGTCCGTCTAGTAAATCAGCATCTAAACCTGAGCCTGATCCATCGTTTAAACTATCCCACTGTGTGCGCCAAGCGCCCCAAGTGCCACTATTTTTACCACGGGTAGATATAGCACCTGTTCTAAAGTTACTGAATATCTGTGATACCCAAGAGGTACTGTATGCTGCTACAAACAAACCGCCATCTGAATAACCTGCTGCTGACGAGGTGGTTGTGTAGCCTGACATGTTCTGAGTGGCATTATCAACCGCGATACCGTGTGAGCTATCCCTTGACGTAAACGCTGAACCACCAAACTGAGATTGGTTATAGTAGGAACCTTGTTGACCATCCAACAAGTCAGCATCTAAACCAGAACCAGATCCGTCATTAGATGCGCCCCATACAGTGCCTTGTACCGTTGTACTTAAAGTACCACCAGATCCAAAATTGAAACCGCCATATGAATCACCGTCATGCCCCATAATAAGGTTATTGTTATTAGAGTTGAATCGTATTCTAAACGCTTGGGTACTTGCAGCAGGCCATGCACCAGCTTGGTTATCTCTAAAGTCTATGCCACCGTCATCTTCTGTAGTGTTCTGTATAACTAACCAAGGTTGTGCCTTGTTTATAATCAAGTCACCACTCATCGTACCGCCAGCTAGTGGTAAATAACTATGAGTATGCCCAGAGGTTGCAAAGGCTGAAGCATGTTGACCATCGACAGTGTCTGCATCTAAACCACTACCTGTACCTTCATCATTAGTTGTGAGTACCCTATACACAGCACTGTTGGTAGTTCCACCAGTGTATATATTTCCATGTACAACAAATGATAGTGCACCAGTTGATGGGAATTGGGTATTATCCTCATCACCTGTTAATACTAAGCCATAACCAGCCGCTGGCAACTCACCATCAAATTCACTATGTTCAAACTTAACACCCTGATTATTAGTCGTAGTGAAACGTATTTCAGGGTATGAACCAGTGGAACTGTTAGCATCATGTAGCCTCAAAGACGGGTTTGTTTTTGATATTGATAAATCGCCCGTCATTGTACTACCAGATAATCTCACATAGCGAGAATCATGCTGGTGTGTTGTGGGTGAGTAATAAGAACCCTGCTGCCCATCTAATAGATCAGCGTCTAATCCAGACCCACTACCGTCTACAGTTTTAAGCGCTGTTAGTACTTCAGAGGGTGCGTGGGATGCAGCACCAACCTTAAGATTAGTGAACCATACTGTCTCACCTGATCCTTGATAATTCAGCAACCAACCTAACTTAACCTTAGCTGTTCCCGGAGGGAATTTAGTACCAACGTTAGTTCCTGAATAGTCAACACCGTCCATGTATCCTGAGTAATTAGCCCAAGATGTGGTGACTACGGTATTGCTCATTACGTTATACTTGAATGAACCACCTGAGCTACCGTTGCTCAATCGAGTACCAACAGGATATGTCGGGCCTGCCCAAGGTACACGTAAAGTAATCACGTTACCGGAAACATCACCCGGATCCCAAGCGTTGGAATAATACAACCGTGAGTAAGTCTCAGGTGGGTACTTGTATCCAAAGCTATTAGTGTACTCCCATATAATAAGTGAACGTAGGTGTGTACTAGAACCTGCTGTACCACCATTGTAATAGTTAGATCCGTTTCCTGCCAATGTAACCGTTGTTGCGCCAGCTACAAGTGCTACCGCTAATGTGGTCAGAGTATTAGCTCTGTACATATGCATGTTAGCACCGATACTATTATTATCAACGTCATAACAGGTAGTCATCATGTAATAACGACCAACACCACCTAATGATTTAGCATCCACTGACATCTTATACTTCTGGGATACATCAACCGGTATGAATTCGTCAGTGAATTTAGTCCCTGAACTGTAATACTTAAACGAGCCAGCAGACGAGTTAGCCTCAGATCCGTCATAGGTGAAAGGGGACATGTTAGTGTTATCACCTAATAAACCTGATCCGTTCGAGAATAAGTTCTCCCCACGAGACCCTACCCATTCTTTTGAGCCGAAGTATGAACCTTGCTGACCATCTAAAGTATCAGCATCAAGCCCTGAGCCACTGCCGTCAACAGTCTTAA